AATCGACCCCGGAAGCACACACAGCGGCATGTGCATGATAATTGCATGCGATCAAAGCAAGACTTTAAACATCCAAATGGCCGACAAGATTGAAAACGCCGAACTCGTGAAAATCATGCAATCGCCCTGGGCAAAACCTCACGAATTTGCCGTCGAGGGGTTTTCTTGCCAAGGCCGCCCGGTAGGTGATTCGTCGATCCAGACGATGTATTTTATTGGGGAACTTAAAAGGGTTGCCATCTACGAGGGCTTGCCGCTTACTGTGTACACACGCCGCGAATATGGCCAGTGGATCACCGCCGGCGGCAAGCTCAACGATGCAACGCTCAGGGCTGGATTGGAATCAATCTACGGGCCGTCCAGCAAGAAAGGCGATCCGCTGTACCTTCTACGGGGAGCAAGCGACAAGCGCTCAGCGTTTGCAATCGCCAAATATCACGAGTTTAAACGAGGCCAAAAATAATGGCACGATTGATATTCGCGTTCAACGCTTTACGAAACATGATAACGCATGGCAGTAGAAAGGAAAATCATTTGGTCACCTATGTCATAAACACAGAAGACCCAGATATCATCTGTGATGTATTTTCGGCGTTCGTTTCGGACGCCACAGAAGAATGAGGGGCAGAATGACACCAGAACCGCGGGCAACAACTGAAATCGAATGGCAGCGGCAACTAAAAAAGAGGGTTAGAAAGTGGATGAGCATGCGAGCCAAGTTGGGCGATCGGGCCAAGGTGTACAACCTTGGGCCGATGCCATTACCGCCGGTAAGTCTTGTAGAATATTACACCAGGAACAAACTCAAAGATTGACTATTCGAGATACGGACGCCAAAATAAAAATATGAAGATCAAGACCGTTCCACTAGATTCGATCAGCCAAGACCCTACGAACCTGCCACTACCCGCAATGGAAAAACAGTGACGCATGCCACCAAACATCCAGAACCTTAAACCATGGCCCAAAGGCGTCTCTGGTAACAACGGTGGGCGTCCAAAAAAGCCGCTCCAGATCGCCCTTGAAGCAGAGCTGAAAGCCAAGCCGGAACTCCTGCAAGCGATGGTGAAAAAGGGCTTGGAAATGGCTTTGGAAGGCGATTTCAGATACTGGGCAGCAATCTGGGATAGGCTGGACGGAAAAGTCACAACGAACATTGAAATCAACGATAGGGCGCAAATTGATTGGGCGGCTATAGATAATGAGTCAGACACGCCACCACGACAAATCACGATTGCAATTGATCCCAAAGGGGCTACACCGCTTCCTGACAGTGGCGAAGCCTGATTTTCAATGGGAACCCGAACACTTGGCCGAATGCCGCCGTGCCTTGGATCGTGTGACCCGTGGCGATTGCAATCGGCTCATGCTGTTCTTGCCGCCCAGGCATGGCAAGAGTGAACTTGCGACAATCCATTATGCCGCTTATAGGCTCTTAATAGATCAAAACCTGAGCGTGATTATCGGGGCATACAATCACGGGCTGGCGTGTACATTCAGCCGGCAAACGAGACGGATTGCAAAGGAATTCGGGTTTGAATTCAGCGACGACCAAAACAAGCAGAATCAGTGGTCAAGTCAACACGGTGGCGGGCTTTATGCGGTTGGCGTTGGTTCGGGTGTCACTGGTTACGGGGCCGATTTGGTAATTATTGATGACCCAGTAAAATCACGGGCTGAGGCTGAATCACCCACCTATCGTGCCAGGGTGATGGACTGGTATCAGAACGACCTTTATACCCGCCTACATCCCGGCGCGGCCATAGTCCTGATTATGACCCGCTGGCATAGTCTCGACCTAGCGGGCCAGTTGCTTGAACAGGCCAAAGAGGGGGGCGAGCAATGGCAGGTGGTCAGCCTGCCAGCCATAGCCGAGCAGAATGACGCCATAGGGCGGCCACCGGGCGAGGCACTCTGGCCAGACCGGTATTCGGTCGAGGACTTCAAACGGATCAAGGCGGCAATCGGATCCTACCCGTTCGAGGCTCTCTACCAGCAAACGCCAACACCACGAGCGGGCGGCTTCTTTCGACCGGAGTGGTTTAAGATCGTTGAGCCATCACCGATCCCGCCCGGGTCCAACATATGCCGGGCTTGGGACACAGCCGCAACGGTGGGCGGTGGTGACTACACGGCAGGCGTTCGCATCAGCAAAACAGGTGATAACTACCGGGTCCATCACGTTTCGCGTGGCCAGTGGTCGCCGGCTACACGTCGCACTATCCAACGCCAGATCGCTGACACCGATGGGCGGGAAACGATCATCCACTTGGCACAAGACCCCGGCAGTGCGGGCGTCGATCAAGTGCAAAATGACATCTCAAACCTTATGGGCTACGGTGTGACAAGCAAACGACCAACAGGCTCTAAGGAGGTGCGGGCCATGCCTATTGCCGCCGCCCTTGAATGTGGTATAGTACATCTAGATAGAGGCGACTGGAACCGCGATTTTATCGACGAACTGTGTGCATTCCCAACGGGCAGAAACGATGATCAGGTTGATGCCGCAGCCGACGCCTTCAACTATTTGAGTGCAGTCAAGCCTTTCAGGTACGTATCCTAATGCCAACGCTATTCGATAACATCCGAGACCGTTTTAGCAAGGCATTAAGGTCCGGAGCGGTTGCCAACACTGCTGACGTTGCCGCTTCATCCTGGTCAGTGGACGTGATGACCAGCCTCGCCAACGACTACATGACCTTGGCGCGACCTTACACACAGGTAAACGTGGTACAGGCCGCCATTCAGTCCATGCGGCGCAACGCAACCAAGGCTGTATTGCAAGTAGGTTACTGGGACGAGGACGGGGGTTTTACGCCTATTTACCACCAGTTGCAATCACTCTGGCAACGTCCAAGCCCGGGTGAATCAGATGCAACCGTTCTTGAACACCTGTACGCAAGCCTATGCGACACCGGGAACGCCTACATCCAAGCGATCACCAACACGGCTGGCAATGCAGTGACCGAACTTATGCCCATTCCTACACCGTGGGTAATGCGGCCAGTGATGGGTGAAAGTATTAACGAGGTGATCGAATACCCAATCAGGGGCAGCGATTGGGGCCGTCAATACAATTACAACGTTCCCGCCGCGTTGATGCTGGAATTCCGACACGGCAGGTCATCGTACGCTCAAAATCGTGGCGTTTCAGTGCTGGATTCAGTTGTTGCCGAAATGGCGCTCGTAAAGATTATCGCTCAATATGAGACAACCGTATTATCCAGATCGGGCGTCCCATCGTTGATCGTCAGCCTTAAAACGATGGGCAATTTAAGCGATGCGCAATTGACACAAGTGCAATCCGACCTTGCACGGGCTGTGAGTGGCAAGTCAGTGGGCAGGCCGTTCGTCGGAACTTCGGAAATGGATATCAAATCACCCGGATTTTCACCAAAAGATTTATCTGTTAGCGAAATGGCTGACCTTGCAACCGCTCGCATTTGTGGGGTGCTTGGATGGTCGCCTATGTCCCTGAAACAGCCGGATACGGGGAAGACTTACTCGAATCTTGTCGAAGCCAATAAGGCATCTTGGCGTGATGCAGTGATACCGTTCCTTGATCTTGTGGCGGGTGATTTGTCGCGAATAGTTCAAACCTTGCCAGTGGCTTGCAATGGCATAACATCACAGCCCGACCCAAGGCTTTGCGTTCGGTTCGATACTAGCCAGATTGAGGAATTATCTGTCGACCGAAAGGCGTTGATGGACATCGCAGCAGCTGGCGTAGGGGCCGGAATACTAACCGTTAATGAGGCCCGCGCGACGCTCGGACTTGGCGAAATGGAAGAACCCGAAGAGGCTGAGGCTGAGCCTGTCGAAACCGAGACACCTGAAGCGGAACTGGAGGCTGAATAATGGCCGGTGAATACAATTTAGAAATTGAGGCCGGCGCCACCTTCAACCGGACACTTACCTGGACTTCCAACGGAGCCGCGGTGAACCTGACTGGCAGCAGCGCCAGGCTGATGGCCCGCACCTCTTACAACAACGCAAACGTTATTCTAAGCCTTGCTACACCGACCGCTTGCCTGTCTATAAGCAACGCAACGGGAGGCGTGATTGTAATTGCACTGGATGCCAACCTGACTGCCAATCTGGTGGACGGCGTTTATGACTTGGAAATCGTGACGGCAAACGGCGCGGTCAAACGCCTGTTAAATGGCAGTCTGACGGTATCGCCAGAGGTGACACATGCCTGACACCGTAACAATTCAGGCCATCACCGATGTAGTCACAATCGCAGGCGGCAACGAAACGCAATCAGTTCTTGTCACAGGCGACACAACCGTTGAAGTGCTAACGGTGGGCGTTCAAGGCCCGCAAGGTGCATCGTATACGCTCCCCATAGCCACAAACGGCACGCTTGGCGGTGTGATTGTGGGTGGCAACCTGACAATCAATGGGAATGGGGTATTGTCGTCAACGGCTGGAATGACGGAGATTGCGAACGTGACTTATGGCGTTAGCCAGATCCCGAATATCCTTGGCGGAAACAACGCCAGATATGTGGCTGGCATGAGAGCCAACAGGACAACAGCGGTTATTGGCAACCAGACAATCCTTACAGAGTCTTACAGCGGGCTTGCATACAACTCAGCAACGGGCGTTGCTGTTGGGCATATTGCGGGCTTTACCGACACGTACAGCGATCCGAATCAGCTTTTAAAAAAACAACAATTTGAGGTCAGGGCTTCAACACTTTCATACATTGGACTGAATCAAGCAAATCAAGTGGCCTTTTCTGCGGGTTTTAGCGTACAGTCATCAGGTGGGGCGAAACTATATTTTGTGAACAACATTGACGATATTTCAACCGATATGCAAGTTGATAGTGAAGGGGTCACGATATTCACAAACGGTATCGTAACGGTCAACGGTGATGAGGTGGTTACTTTAGAAGTGGCTAAAACACTCTTTGCACCTTTGACATTCAAGGGATCCTAACTTGTCATTAATATATGGAACTCTTCACAAGGGTGTTATCCAAGAATTTGCCAACAACGGCACGCATTGTGTGGGCGGCTGGAATTACTACGTTGCCAACCTCCCCACCGGCCAAAACGATGCAAACGGCAACCCGATTTTTGCTAATTACCAGATCAGCAAGAATGCGGGCATGTACTCGACCGACAACCTCGGCAACCTCACAGAAATAGCACTATACCCGCAAAACTTGACACTTACGACATCCAACGCGACTCTCAACAATATAACAATCTGGTCAGCCAATTCGATCCTGACCCGGTCTTATGCCGATGGTCGATACGCTGCAATCTCAACCACCATTGACGGCGGGACAGCAACAACCACCAACACAGGCTCTTACGACGGCGGGAGTGCAATCGCAAACTAATGGCACTAATACAAGTCAGACGCGACACCGCCGCCGCTTGGACATCAGCCAACACCACGCTGGCAACTGGCGAAATCGGTTTTGAAGCCGACACGGGCAAGTTCAAGATCGGAAACGGGACGGCATGGACGGCATTGGGTTACGGAGCCGCTAGAGCCTACAGCGAACTTACAGGCACGCCAAATCTGACGGTCTATTTAACCACGGCCAACGCCACAATAGCGAATATCACGGGATTACAAACGACTCTGGACGGCAAACAGGCCACCGGCTCTTATGTCCTCACCAGCAACTCCGCACTGACGGACGCACGCACGCCACTTGCCCATACTCAGGCATGGTCAACAATCACCAGCACGCCCACCACCCTGGGCGGTTACAACATTACGGACGCTCTGACCTCTGCA